ACGGAAATTCGGTAGCGAACACTGGTGGACTGAATGTCACCGTTGTCGATGTTTGTCGACTGCAGCGCTGGGTGGTTGATGATGACGCGGCACCGTTCGGTGTCGAGGTCAGTGATGGTGCGGGTAACAGGGCCAGTGGCTGTAGTTACCGCGACGCCTACACCGACAGTGTTTTCAGTCGCGCTGAACCCCGCCATAGGGGTCTGGGTTTCGTCGGTGCCAGTGCGGCTGTCGATTGTGTAGCCGTTGAAGTTGAAGCTGCCATCTGGGTTCTGAATCGGCGTGGAATCAAGGAAGATGTCCCTTGCCGCGCTGTTGGGGAAGCCCTCGATCTCGCCTTCGCTGATGGCGTAGACGGTCTTGGCGAACGCTACGGAGAAGAGGTTGTTGGCCTCCTCGACGGGTTGACGTGATTGCGCCGTTACGGTGACGTTTTGTACGACCGTTGGCTGTGGCTGCGAACGACCACCACCCGCGCCGCTGATTTCAGGCAGCTTGTTGAGATCGTCCATCACAGGTAGTTCTGCAGTTCGAGGCCGAAGGACAGCACCGGCAGTCGACCGATGATGCGCTCACCGTAGAGGACAGGTACGACTTCACCCTGAGCTGTGTTGGCGTTGGATTTATCGAAGGTGAATGAGTTGAGCTGCTCTTCTCTGCTGCGGCCTCCATCAGTAGCTCCCCCACCGATACTGCTAACAGTGGGCATCTTTGGTGTGGGTGTAAGTAGCTGAGCTACGCCACCGAATATGAGGGAAAGACCGATACCAGTGGTGGCGTTAATAATTGCTGTTGCAGTACCGTAACTTAGTGAGCCCGCCCACACTGCGCCACCGAGGAGTGCAGGTAGAGCAAAGACAGCCAAGGCCACCAGTGCCACACCAGCCACAATCTTGCCAACACCGCCACGGCCTGCAGGGATTGGGGCGAGAACCATGCGCTTGCTCATGGGCCAGAGCAGTTGATCTTCGTCGAGGCCGGTGGCGTAGTCGGTGACGACGCGCCAGGCGATGCCTTTGTCGCCACTGTCCAGGAGGTACTGGCGCAGGTCGGGGATCTGGACGCACAGAGCGCGGAGCGCTTCGGCCGGTGTCTTTACGGCCAGCTGGAAGCGGCGACCAAAGCGGCGACCTACTTCGCCCAGTAATCGGATCGTAACCATCAGCCGTTCCTCCGTAGCACCATGTAGGTATTCTCGCGGAAGTATCCGCTGTACGCGGTCAAGCTGGACAGGCGTCCAACAAGGTGCTGATACAGCATATTCGCGGCTGGATCTTCCACCACAGCAATGTGGTTGCAGCAGTCTTGGTTGCGGATGCGGAACATGATTACGTCGCCACGCTGTAGGTCACAGGTGACCGGGATTCGGATGAAGCCCTCGGCGGCGAAGTTGTCCTCGAAGTGCGTGAAGCCGCGGGTGGACCATTCGCCTTCGTAGTCGCGGGGGTAGTCGCCCATCGTTACGCCGAGCTGCTGGGCGTACCAGTCACGCACAGCCGAGTAGCAGTCATAGACCCCGTAGGCCCAAGGGCGCTCGAGCAGGCCGGCGCGCTGTTGGGGGTCAAGCCAGAAGGCTTGGCTGCCTCCGCAATTCCACACGGCGTAGGGAAGGTTGAGCGCCTTGCAGGCTTTGACATCGGCAGGGCTGAAGCCGCTGTAGTTGGCGTGGCTGTGCCAGCAAGCCGCGGCGTCGTCAAAGTAGTCGGCGGTGTCTTGGGGGCTGATGGTGAACTGATCTGGCACCGTGCTGGTGTTGGCGCATTCGACAACTGTGCCGTCCAGCAGGATGAAACCGCACGCCTCTGCAGGGTATGCGCGTTCCGCGTAGGTCCGCATGGCGAGCCGTTGCTCGGCGGTAAGCGGGTTTGCCCAGGTAGACAGTGTCATCAGCCTTGCGAATCGACCAAGCCGGGAAAGCCTCCAAAGGGGAGGCGTGAAGTAGTACCAAAACGCAGGCGGCAGCTGCTAAGGCGCTTGCCGCATACGTCGTTGGATAGTGATCCAACGGTGTCGTCGTTGGCGTCCCAGTAGTTGGTGCCGGTGTAGTGGCAGCCGATGTTGCTGCGGTAGATCCACTGGCATTGCTCGCGTAGCAGGCGGCGACCTGGAAGGCTGCGGCCCTCTAGGTCGAAGGGGACTGACAGCTGGAACGCGACGCTCAGCTTGTTCTCACTGGTCTTCTGCTCAATTACCCACTCGTCTGGACCCCAGTAAGCATCGGGATCGGCGCCCGGTTGGCCGTCGAGGTAGGTGGTAAGAGTGCGGATGCGCTTAACGGTGGCGCCTACTAGGTCGCTGTAGGTGTTGGTGAGGCCGGTGATGGCGAGGCCGACGTTGGCGAAGGTGATGCTGGGGCGCTCCAGCTGGCCGCTGGTGTTCAGCTCAAAGCCGCTGGCTTGCAGGGGGAGTGCGGTGTAGGTGTTGCCGTCGTAAGCCACGTCAGCGCCATTGACCTGGCTCCAATTGCAGAAGTGGTAAATGGCTTGGTCGGTGGAGCCAGCAGGTAGGAGCAAAGTGATGTCGAGCGTGAAAAGATCGACAACTTCGGGAAGCTGCGTCTTTACAGTCTGTGCATTAGGTGGACTCTGGGTCATACGTACACCTGGCGCATCTCGAAGGACAGTACAAAATACTTACAGCTGATGAAGGAGAACTCCCAGCCGTTTTCAATGACGTAGTTCTTAGGGCCTAGGACTAAGGAGACGGGTACGTCGGTGAGATTAGGGATTGTAACTGCAGTGAGTAGGCCGGTGGTGAGGTTAGCTGTGTAGTTGGTGGGGCGCGTGTAACCGGTCAACACAACGGAGGCGAGGTTGTTGTAGCCCAAGTCAAGGAAGCCGCCCTCGAATTGCCCAGTGAACACCTTGGTGGCGTTGGGGGGCGTCCAGGAGAACGCCTGGCCTTTCTTCCTATAGAGGTAGGACTCGATTCCGTAAGCATCGTTTTCGTCTAGGGGACCGGTCTTGCAGGACCACGTTTCTTGCTGGGCGTTGAGGCCGTCAGTCAGGATCTGTGAGTAGCCGTCTCCGAATTGGACGCGCTGGCTGCGGACGGCGCGTCTAACTGTCGCGTCGATAGCGACAGGCATGTTGTTCAGCGTGATGAATGCCGTCACCGCAACATGCCTCCACTACGCCGTTCATTTGCCAGTGTAGCCAACACGATGCCTTGCACCTGGCCGGCGATCTGCTTCTGGGCGCCGGGGCTGAGGGTCTCGCCAGTGTTTTGGACGGTGATGTTGATTTCGCCCACTGAGACGACGCCACCACCCCCGCCACCTTCGGAGCCGCTCGCTACGACGCCCAGCTTGCCGTCGCGGCCGCGCTTGAGGGGGATGATTGCCTCGGGGCCGGCCTCGCCCATCAGGCCTAGGTTGCCCGCACCACCGTTGGCGAATTTGAACAGCGTAGGCCTGTTGACAATGCCACCCATGGCGAAGGGGACGATGCCGTTCTGGGCGTAGGCGTTGCCCATGGCATTGGGCTTGGGCTTGAAGAGGGAGCCGAGAAGACCACCCCCTGTACCCGTACCGGACATGACACCGAAGAGAGCCATGTTGACGGCAACGTCGAGCAGTCGATTAGCGATGGAGTTCAGAAGGTCCGTAGCTACCTGCTGCAGGCTCTTCGTTCCATCGATGGCGCCTTGGATGGCGCCGACTACGCCTTCTTTGATGGACATGCCGATGTCGGCGTAGAGCGCCTTCAGCTCTTGCGCAGCCTCCTTCTGCTTAGTTAGCGCATCTTTTTGCGCAGTTAGTGTAAGTAGTTGTTGTTGTAACTTAGGATCGAGATCGTCCCAAATTTGTACGTATTTCTGTGCTAGCTGCTCTAATATGGTAAGCTCTTTGCTCCCACGCTCAAGCTCGTTGACCTGGTTTGTTAGGTCGACGATATCCTGGCCCACTACGCTAAAACTTGCAACCCTATTAACGTCTATAGCGCCTAGATCTTTGAACGCTTGTTCACCCCTAGGACCACCTAACTGCTTAGCGACTCCCTGCTCTTTCTTTATTTCGTCGGTCAGCTCGCGTGAGGCACGCTGTAAGGGGTTTTCGGTAGGTCCGGCTAAGCCACCAGGACCAGTTATAGCGCTTACGAGAGAATCGGCCTTGTCGTTTATACTCTTTACAGTCTTATTAAATTCTTCGCGTACAACTCTGCCCTCGAGACGGATAGCTTCCTGCTGCTGGCTGTAGACCTGCTTACTGACTTCGCCATACTTAAGGCGTAGGTCTAATTGGGCTTTTTCGTTATCGAGTAGCTCCTCGGCAGTAAGTAGAGCTAAAGCAGCTTTTTCTGATTCTGTTTGAGCAACTTTTTCGTTTAAGCGGCCCTGCTGAGTGAGGACTTTGTTGCGTGCATTGAGCTGATCGAGCAGCTCGTTAAACCGATTTTTGCGTTCCTTTGCTGCTGCTTTTTCGGTGGCTTTGGCATCTTTATCTGTACCTGTTAGACCACCGGAACCAAGATCGGCGCCGGGTCTACCATACTGAGAAGGCTGAAGTACTTTGAACAGACGTGCAGCCTCTGTATTGACCCGTTGTTCATACCCAGATCCTAAGTTATTATTTATAGTTTGTAGTTCAACATTAAGAGCTTCTTTGTAGGCTTGGTCTCCCTTGAGCGCCCGCTCTACAGGATTCGGGTACAGGTCTTCTACAGCTTTCTGGGCACGAGCGCTAGCACCTGCAAAGTCTGTTTGTAGTAGGGCCTCTAAAGATGCGCGAACTGCAGAAATACC